AGACTAAAACTATAAACTCTTGCCCTACCAATTGCGGGTGTTAAAACGGTGCTTTGATCAACAGTTCCAGCAGGAAGTCTTTCATCATGCAAATCAACAGTGTTATCAACGTTATTAACACCAATGAATGGACAACCCTGAACATTGTTAACTCTTAACTTAGTTCCCAACTCAAATGGGACAGAAGCGGACTCAATTGTTCCTTTGTCTCTAGGTTTTTCTACGTCAATATTTGTATTTGATATTGTTTCAATATCATATCCTCGTACATATGCCTTTCCAGGAGAAACCTGGACAGTCATCAAATCATCGGTTGGAGTATTACCTTGATCGGTGGTCTGATCATCAAAGTAAATACCTTCATTAGACTCTCTATCGTTGAGAGTTTCTTTTACTTCAATGTCATAGTTTCCAATGGAATAATCACCAGACTCTTCGAAAGTTCTCTTTGCAAAGTAGTCTTTGATGATGCTATAGGTTGACTTATTCTGAAGTTTCTTTATCTCACCATTTTCAACTCTAAGAATCTCAACGAAGGTCTTATCATCATAGTCTTTGAGAGACTTTTTAGAAAGTGTAAGACTAATTTTAAGTCTATCTGCACCAGGGGCAGCAAAGTTTGAGAAACCCTTAGCATTATCATATAAAGAGTCATCCTCTTTTGCTGAGATGACTTCTTCAAGTATAGTTAAACCGACACGATACGAAGGAGTATTAGTGTATGGGTCTAATACAATTTTTTGTGTGGCAACATCAACAAATGTGCCTCTGATAAAGAATACACCTTCACCAATAGAAGCTGCAGTTCCTACTGAAGTTGCATTCTCTGAAACTAAAGTTGCTACAGTGTCACCAGCATCGATAGAGGTGTTGCCGTATGTAAAACCTTCTTCAACAATAAGAACTTCACCATCAGCAAAAGTTCCTTGCTCACCATCTTCTCCACCTCTGCCATATTTCACAAACAGAGTAAGGTCCTCAATGTCAGAAGACATTGTGGATGTTAGATACTTATCAACTACAGCAACTACACCTGAAGTTTGTCCTCTTAACTTCTTACCAACTAACTTATCAGCATATACAGAAACGTCAATGCCAAGGTGATCGGCATTGACTCTTACAGATGGATATTCCCCGTCAAAGTTTACATTTCCAGGGATCACCATCGATCCCTCTTTGAATATATGACTTCCGAACTTCTCAACCTGATTCTGGAGTATAGACTGTAAAGTCGTTAACTCCCTAGCCTGGATAGGGAATCCTGGTTTGAATAATACTTTGTAGAAATTATCGTCCTTATCGAAATCATCAAAATAAGGATTGATATTTAAGTTAGTCTTCTGTGGCATTAGAATTCCAGGATAATTTTAACGTCTTCTTTTTGTCTAGAATTTCTAGTAATCAATGGTCGATTGTCAAGATATACAATATCTCCCGACTTTTTATTTATCTCAGGACTAGCAACCCCGTTTGTAAACTGAGTTCCAAGCGAAATAATTTTTGTTCCAGTAGGATTCGTTGTGACACCAGTAAAACCAGTTTCAATAGAACCTGAGAAACCGCCAGTTGTGGTTACTGGGTTTGAGTTTGACTCAAATGAATACAACCTGGCGTTCGTTGATACTCCAACATAGTCGAGAGTATCAAACGAAGTTTGGTTTACCTGGGTTGAACGATCTTGAACATACTTGAGAACCTTGGTTTCTGCATCGTAAGAAACAACAAAACCTCTAGCGGTTCCTCCAGTAACAACTTGGAATACTCTTTCACCAATAACTGGTGTTCCAGTGTTTGATGAGAACTTAATAGCACCAGCAGATGAGAACTGGTTTTCGGTGAACAATGATGTAGATCCAAAAGAGGTTGGGTTCTTAACAATACCGATCTGTGAGAAACTTGTATCTATTGGGAAGTCTCTAGTTGAATCGTCAAAGCGAGCATAAACAAGAACACGATCAGAACCAAGTTCATTGTAAACATCATACCCATGACCTCTAGATGGAGGAATAATAGGTATCAAGTTTGCTTTTACTGAAGAACTAGCATTCAAAGAACCTAAGTCAACCATGCCATAGGTGTATCCTTTACCACCAGCAGAAACTACTGCATTAGTGATCTTTCCATTTACAACATCAACAACAACTTTTCCACCTTCACCATCACCAAGAATATTAACTTCTTGTCCTACACCGTTTGCATAACCAACACCTTGGTTATCGATGTATATTTTCTTAATCTGGTTATCATTTACATTAGAGTCACCATTCTCACGAACAGCAACAACCTGTGCATTTGTTGAAGTTGACCAGTTATTATCAAGAGCAATGAAGTCTGTTGAGTCAAACTTGATGATATCACTAGGAGCAACTGTAAAAAGATATTTCCAAATATACCCATCTCCACTAACACCTGCCTTGGACGGCTCAAGGTCGGTGAAAGTTGGTTCATCTAAAGATGCATTACCAGTTGTATTGATACCAGATGAACCGTTATCAATACAAATGTAGACTTTGAACTCACTATTCATTACATAGTAGTTTGCATCATAAAGTCTTGAAGAGTTGGTAATAGGTGATGGGTTCGTCAAACTGTAGTCATGACGATACATCTCATATTTTGTCCCTTTGGACCACTCAATCTTTCTTATTAGTCTTCTAACATTTGAAGATGTTACCTTTCTTCCGAAAGAAATATTATCGCTTACGAAATTCTGATAATCAGTGTTATCTGTAGGAACTGGAGTATTGTTATCCCAGTTAGATACACGCCCAAAACCAGATGTCGTAGGGTTAGACAAACCTACGAAAACATAATATGAATTAGAAGTACTAGTTACGGAGTCAACAAAATTGCTCGCATTTAATATTCTAAACTGATCTGTGACAATTGCCGCCATCGTGCTAGCTTTTTTCTATATTTATAAACCTGCTCCACCAGTTTGTTTAAACCCAGTGCCTCTTCTTTGAATGGTTGGGAATGTTGACAAACCAGAGTTGACAGTTAAACCTGTGACTCCAATAGAAACTGGCGTTGAACCTCTGGAGAAACCAGCAATTCTACCCCATGAAACACGTCCACATGGTTCGGACGTTGTTCCAGAAACGTTAAAGTTGCTCAAGTTTGTTGTGGAGAGCACGTTACAAGTAAGAATACCATTGTTAGCGACGTTAGAAACTTGATGAACAATGTAAATGTTGTCTGCGAATGTAGTTCCGACACCAACTGTAGAGGTATCATTTCCATCAACAGAAACAACTCCATGTCCAGAACGTGTTCCATTAATGAATACTGGATATCCAGCATTCAGATTTGCCCATGTAGAAGAGTTAACATGGAACTCTAATGCAAGTGGATGACCACCAGTTCCAGCAGTGCTACGTACTCCTGTAATGATACCAACCCATCCTTCAACAGTATCAGCATTCAAGACATTTTCATATCTTACTGCTGTGGTATCTGCAATAACTTGTGGAGGAGCACTATGAGTATATCCAAAACCAGCGTTAGCAATCGTAGCACCACCAACAACCAATGAACCATTAACGACAGCGACAGTTGCTTCGGCAGTCGTTCCAATACCAACACCTATTGCTTTTGGTGCTGAAAGTCTTACAACTGCATTTGGTGTCAGATAACCAGAACCACCATCAACGACTGTAATATCTGTGATAGTGCCATTAGCACCTACAGTGGCAGTCAGGGCAGCAGCAACAGGATCCGTATTATTAGCAACAATAACACCATCTACTTCAATTGGAGTGCTTTGCTCATAGTCAAAGAACTGTGCATTATCGACAAATATCTCAGTATCAGTTAAGGAAACATCACCAATAATACGTGACGTTGGGAAAACCATTGGTTCAATAGAGTCTCTGTTTTTGTAAACCAAGTCTCCACTGATATTTCTATCAACTTTTTGCTTAGTCCAACTAATTGGTTTGAAGTTGACTTCATCGATACCAAGACCAGCATAGAGGTTAGTTTCAATCTTATCTGAAGATGAAAGATCGTAGATAACTCTTGGTTCTTGCTCAACTGTATTAGGGTTATTGATATTCTTATAGAGTTTCAGAGTATCACCACGTTTTACAGTTTCAACAATATTGACGCTGAAACTATCTGTTCCTCTTGTTCCTCTGTAGAAGAAAATATCAACATCTTCATCGGGATCGGGTGGTTCAGTGAATACCATCGAAGTACCACCAGTGAAGTTGTAGTGTTCTCCAGGTTCTTGAATAACACCGTTTACAAATACCAGAAGAATAGCATTCAGATCAATTTCAAGTGAGTCGGTATTGTTTTCATCAAGTTCGAAACTTCTCAGTTCACCTCTATAGAAGAGTGGGAAGCGAGTTCTAGTTCCATTTTGATAAACTTTGATGGAGTCAATATAATCCAGTTCACCAAACTGCCAGGCAGCAAAGGAATCATTGAAGACTTCAGTGATAGTGAGTTCAAAGTCAGTCATCGCAGCGATGCCTCTGTCAGTTACCATACCAACTGGTTTGATAACGTCACCTTCACGGAAACCGTATCCAGGTCTTGTAATCTTGAAGTCCTTAACTTCAAAGAGTGTAGAACCAATACCAGTGACAGA